ACTCGATGCTTCGGCTGCTGTTGTTGTGTTAGACATATCTATTGCAAGACGCCCAGGCAAAGCCATGATCATGCTCCGGATCGCAAAAACCAGATCCGTAGTCATTGCCTCGACGTCCTCGCTGCAGTGCATTTTACCCTCGAGCTCATTCAGCTCCAGCGCTGCCATGCCTGCTTTGCTTTCCTTTAGGTTAGCCTCAGCCTTTATTTTGCGGACTTCGATGTCAATAACTTCACCGCTCTTGGTCCCTCTATTATTGGCCTTATCGCCCAGGTACTTGATATATCGCTGAATCGTCGTCATAAGGTCGTAGCGATTGGCGCCTTTGACCTTTGTCGAGACGATAACTCCATCCTTGGTGAGCTGCTGAATCCTACGCGTCGTCACTCCGAAAAGTGGGGCAAGAATGTCGCTGCCGACCAGCTTGGGGTTTGGCTTGTTGTCCGGCATCGTATCCCTCCTCCCGGACTTTTGGCGAAACGAAACGCCCTAAAAAAATTTTTCTGAGTCTACACGTTTATCGGGGTCTTAAAGCTCCGCAGTCAAGAATCTTTGCTGGAAGTACCTTTTCCCGATGTTCGCTAGTTTGTTCCCTCTTCTGGGCATGAAAAAAGCCCTGGCTCTTCAGCTCGGGCTTTTCGTTCTCTTATAAAACAAATACATTGTAATAAACATACCAGATAATAAAGGTATAGTCGAGGTCATGAAAAGGACATCATTCGGACATTTTTCCTTGCGTTTTTCTTCTTGTCAAGCTATTAGACAAGGCTGCGGATATACCGAAAATGGCGACCGATATATCGCCAACAATTTGAGATCTCCACCGCCTGACCGTCTTCACCTCAGGATGGTTCCCGTCTTCTTTAATGATTTGTTCAGCTATCTGCTCAAATGACAACCGCTTAGAGTCATTGTTCCTTCGCTGTCCATTCGCATCCCAATTGAAGTAATATATCTCAATAATCTTAAAACGCGAGTCTGTCCTAAATTGGTTAAGTATCCTGTCAATACTCTCAAGCTGTGCCTTTGTCCTGTTGTACGACTTTTGGCGTTCCTTCTCTTTCTCCTCACTAGGATCTGTATAGCCAGCATTCGGAGAAAAACGCGTGATGCTTTTACTTCTTTGCTTGAATATACCTTCCATGTAAGCATATTCATCGGCAACAATATCGATAAGTTTAGGGTAATTGTATAATATTGTTTCAGTTGCCTTGTAATAGTCGAAGGTTCTTGCATCCTTTTCATCGTCCTTTTTTTCTATGGCCACGATGCTTTTCTGTACTGCCCGCTCTATTATTTTGTCAATCTCTGGAGACAGTGCTTGTGTCAAACTCTTTGATTTATTCATCATGCCTTTTCCCTTCCTCGACGCCAGGCCTAAACATTCCTTGTATGGCTTCAAAGGGTAGCTCTTTTCCCTTCCTAATGCATCGGATTTCTTCGTCGCCCATAGCCCGTATGAAACGTTTGACAATGATGTCAGTGGATTCTGGCGTCAGTTCCATGATGTATGCTACCTCTTTCACGGAATCACAGGCTATCAGCGTGGTACCCGCTCCACCCACTAGCAATTTATTAATCAGCTCGGGCAGTATTTTCAACTCAGCACCATCAAATAGACGGTCCAGATCTTCTGGAATAGTGCAATCTCCACATATTACACGGTGTTTCCCGAGAATCCAAAGATCTCCGCTCTTGGTTACAGGCTTATCCGGATCAGTGGCAGTTTCCTGGTCCTTGGTTTGATCCTGCAACGCTTCAGCGAGGGCGTTCACAATATCGCTGTATTCCTCTTCAGAGTATCCAGACAACGTGAATGGTATCTCTCCAGTGTTGATGTCAGCGAATACTTCGGCCAGCATCTTGGCATCTGCATCGCTTAGTTCCGCAATTCTGTTGTCGGCCACTAGGTCGGCCATTTCCTCGGCATCACTTGAATAATTCTGATAGTCAACCGGTACTTCAATCAGTTCTTCTAACTGCGCTGCCATGAGCCTGCCGTGTCCTCGAACGATCAGTCCACTGCGATTACTAATCGTGATTGGTCCGCGCCATCCTTGTGCCCGAATGATTGCCCCGAGGAGCTTTACTTGTTCAAGCGGGTGCTGGTTAGGGTTCTTTGGATTCGGTTTGAGATCCGATGTCTTAATTATGGCATCATGAGCACAAAAAACAGGTATCTCATCGGCCCATGCTTTAGGCTCGGCTCTGGTAGTATAGTCGCATAGTTCTGGAGCGGCATGCTTTGGTGTCTGTTTTCTCTTAGCCATATATGCCACATCCTTTCTCTAGTTTTTTATCCTGCATCTTTCCCACCTTTGCCACTTTCTCTCTAACTCCTCGAGTCTTTCCATCACTCGTGGATCTGAGAATCGCTTTAGCCTCAACCGCTCCATTTCGTTCTGTTCTGCTTTCGTCATGTAGTACGGGTATTTCTCCCTCTGCCACCGTTTCCAATGCTCACGCCAATACGCAGACTCATGTGGTCCTTCGTTTCCGTGATGATGATCCAGACATAATGTGACTATGTTTTCCACGCAGGATATTCGATCTCTGGCTTGGGATCTCGCCTCTATATGATGGTGATCGATATTCACTCTTCCGCACCCGGGATGGATGCATGTTCGTCCATCCCGCTCGTCTACTTTTTTATAAGCATATTGGAGTAAACTGCTGATCTTTGCCAACGATTCACCCCGCTTTATTCACAATTAACTAACAGGTTATCCACACTTGCTCCAGCCACAAACTATACAATGCATACAAGCACTAGCCCTGACGGTTTTTCCTCCGCACTCTTCGCATCCAAGGCCATCTTTTTGCCAAAAACAAGCCTTCCATCCGGGATGGTTCGCCTGTTTAGTAGCTACACAGTTCCTCACGTCTGACTCAGACTTAATTTGAGGGTTGCTACAGAATTTGGTTCCGCACTTTTTCATTTTTGGCCTCCGATCCGCACCCACCGGCACTCATCAATCCTCACATAAACACATTTATCCTTTTCTGCATAATCTTTACACCGACAAGCTTTTCCTTTGCACGTTCGGCATTGACACATGCTTAACTTCCTCCTTCACCTCAAGAACTTCATACCTCTTTAGTTTTCTCTCCCCGCTCATGTTCCACCAAGACACGGTTTGGGTAATATACCGCTCCCTTCTCTCATCTACCAGTACTGCCTTTCGCCGATCCGGACTGAAGATGAGTTTGTTTTCCTGAGTGTTTTCTCCAGCATAGAATTCACCGTTTAGGACCACAATTGATTTAGCCATTTCTCCACCAATTACCCTTTCTTAATCGTTTCTATCCTCGCCCGCTCGTAATGCGCATTCAGTACAAGCGACAGCACATCCTTCAAGCTTAACAACCTGACGTAACAGGTCTGATTCCCAGCATTCCGCTCCACATAACGGACATTCAGCGAGTTTCCAGTCCGGATACGGCGCGTCTGGAATATTACGTTTTAGTGGCATGCAGGCAATTCCTCCGCCCCCTGGTCTTTGTGGTGTAATCTTCATGTTCATGGCACTACCTCAATCCCAGGTGGTACTTTCCAGTCCCAAAAACCCTGTCCGCCCCGTGCAGAGATAGGAGATTTGAAAGGTCTTATATCTTCGAATATCCAAGCGTAGCGTCCTAATGTATAGTCACCAAGTAGCAGCTCTTCCGGGCTCAACGTTTCAATAAACTCCTCGGTAATTGGCTTACAGTCCACTAGATTCCCAATTGCCAGAACGTAACCCACTGGTAGGCTTTCCAGTACAAACGGATACAGGAGATTTCCGATGAGATTGATGGAATTTGGATGCATGATTTTTATGACATCTCTGACCGGCTTCTTTGCTGCGTGTATTGCTACATCCCCTCTGATAGTGGTGGCCCAACTCCTTGTCTCATTTTTCTTGTGCCGCTCCGCTATCAATGTCGCCCATGGTTGCCATACTGTTAGCGCTCTCACTATCCATTACCTCCTGACCTTTGTACATTTCGCTTACCCCTGCCTCAAACGTCTCACACATGCCATCTTCATCAATCTCAATGCGTTCTTCGTTTATGTTTCGCATGCAATTATCTTCCCAGTAAAATTTGCATTCTGAGTTCATGCACATCATGTTTATAGCCATTAGACAATCATCACCCCTTGCGTATAGCTCAAATTGGCAAGCGCTTGCGATTTTGTGCTTAACTCTGCACCTCCAGGTTTTAATATTAGCTCCTTGTCTCTATAGCAATAATCCGAGCCATCTTCCCAACATTCGGTAAAAAATAAACATCCTGCACAATTCTTACTCACTCAGTTCCTCCTGCTTTGGATTTTAAATGCGACTTCTCATTCACAGCATTATTTCACGCTGCTTTCTCCATTCCTCATCCTCCAACATCGCATCCCTAATATCGCCCTCGCCATAACCATTCCTAGCGAACTCTGGATTTTTGACTAAATAGTCTTTACACTTAACGCAAAGATACTCCGCTCCAAAATCCCCCTCATTTATGAATGTGAAATAAAAGCATGATGATCCGGTAAGTATTTTCGCTCTACATCCGAAGCATCTGTGATCCTTTCTGGTCTTTTTAACTTTCCGCTCGTTGTAGAAGTCACTCATGCGTTTCAATTCCTCCTACCGCTCCAAGCTTCAGCCAGTTTAGACGATCCCGCTCAGGAGCTTGATCACTCCACCAGGTGCCGGTAGGCGATAGTTGTCCAGTTCATCCGCTTTAAGGTATTTACGACCGTATAGGTCTTTCATGTCACGCCAGACATTCCAAGGAATTCGGTAAAAGCTTTGGAACCCAAAGGATACAAACACAAACGCCAACGCACCCAATTTGTGATGCTTCTCGAGACCGTCAAGCTGCTCCTGTGTTACCCTACCCCGCTCGATGCGGTCATTGTCTGTATGTTTTGCCTCGAAAACGATTGCCAGGCCTCCCTTGAGCGTTCCCTTATAGTCCGGCTGTGCTGCCTTTTCAAAGCAGGATACGAATTTACCTGGATATTTAGGTATTGCCTTAAGCACCTTCATCGGCTCCGGTGTCTTTTCGATGTGTGCTAGGTTCTTGGCGTAGTAGAACGAGCATGCCCCAGAGATCAGGCCCTCAAAGAAGTCTCCTGCGACCTTCGACCGCTTGCCTTGAAGTTGGCGTCGTGGATCCTTACATCGTTCAATTGCTTCGTAGGCAGTCGGATCTTGATATCCCTCAGCGTTCTTGCGATGGTCTTTATTCACAATTCATCCTCCACTCTTAACGAGCCTCAACTTTGGCTTACGTGGTGGCAGCTCTCCGTTTTCTTCCGACCAATACCAAATATCGGCCCAAAAATGTATCCCATGTAAACCTTTAACGTTGGTATGCCATTCGACTTTACGTATCCTCGTTACCGTCAAAGTCTTACTT